TCCTCTCCTCTGCTAAATAAATAAGGCAACATTACCTATACAATATATAATCCTTAAGGAATATTTCTAGGGAATTCCCCTTCCTGCGAAATTAGAGGAATTCCCTGAAATTTTTTAAAGACATCTTTTGCGTATGAACTATCATAAGTCTTCTTTACTTCCAACACTGATAATGAATACCTTCTTCTTGGTGTCTTCCACAAAAATGGCAATAGCCATCCTTATCAAAATGGTTCATCGACTCTTCATACTCGTGTTGTTCAGCAAGATATTCTTGCTCAGTCATTTCATATTCTTTGTCTTCTATCATCTACTTAAACCTCTTAACAACAATAAATCTATCACCATCAGATACTTCATAGATTGGCACATCTTCTTTTGCATTAATTATTGCCTGAAACATTTCATCTAAACTTATGGTAAACCCATCTTTATTTGCTGATAAAAAATCTTCAACTGAACATTCAAACTCTTGTTGATCTGTATCAGGTGATATTCCAATCATCCTAAAATTAAATTTACTTTCTTCTATACTAACCATTTGTTTCCTCCTTTTCTAAATTGTCTAGTAATTCGTGTACAGCATCACTTAATATTTGAGGGATAACTGTAATATTTTCTTTTTCATTATTATCCCATGTAACAGTAATGTTCCAATCTACTATTTCTTTTTTGATCATATGCTTTTTATCATCGTCTTCAAAATGATAAACTATTTTTGTAGGAACACCTCTTGACTCTAATTCTTCTATCAATGCATCTCTACTTATTTCATCATCTTGAGGATAATGTGTATAGATATTACTCATATACTTTCCTCCTTATTTAATAAATACTTTGCAGTTTTTATACTAATAGTTTTTTGATCTCCTGTTATTATATCACGCATAACAAAAGGTTTTCTATACTTATTGTTGTAATCAAATATAACCCATCTTCTTGCACCTGATTTAATAACTTTGTTAGTATCCATACCAAGACCTGTGGTCATCAATTCAAACGAACTAATTTTACTCATCGGATACCTCCTCAAAACACTCGTCTTTAAGTAATGATGTATCATCAGGTCTATGACCTAACTGTTCCATGATATGCTGTATGTTGACATAAGCATCTCTCAGGTTATCAAAAACATTTTTTATCTCACTGACACCTACATCATCTTTTATATAGGCAAGAGGTGTACTCGTAGTATTACCACTTTTGATGATTACAGGATCGATAGAAACCTGACTAGCATTCGTGTTACCACCTGATCCAACAGCATGTTCATTTAAAAAATCTAACAAACCTTTTTTATCTGTTGGTACATTGATTGAATTAAATGACAGTCCGTCATTTTCTTTTTTAGTTTTTCTTGCGTCAGCTTGTGTACCTGACCATTGACCTTTACTATTATAATATAATTGCATATCGCAACTCCTCATTTTTAAATTAGGCAACATTACCTAGACAACTATTTAATGATTGGTGTCAGGTTTTTGATAGACAAGTACCTGACCAACTTGCAATAAAGGATGCATGTTACATCCCACTATCGGTATTTATTCCTCAAAGATTATTTACATCAACTTGTACACACTCTGCAAAGTTTGGTGTATTACCTGTGTAGTCTGTTGTTGCCCATAGAACAGGGAATTGAGGTGGATTATTTTCCATATCGCTTTTAACATAACCATCAGTAAAGTAAATAGCACAGTCAGGAAAAACCTCATGATTTGTTTGATCAATAAGATTGAAGAAAGGATCGACTCTTGTTCCTCCTCCACTTAGATCACGAACATTTATTGTCTCTCCCATTGCTACATCGAACTCATCCCAATAGTCATCTGCATTGAAAGTATCAGTATCTTCATCTTTGTTATTGATACGTTGAACTATTGTATTTATGTAGCACACTTTTACTTTCTCTATCTGAGGAAATGCTTTGAGAATATTATCAAGAGCCTCTGCTTGAAGACATCTTTCTTCATGACTCATACTTCCTGAGATATCAAAACCTATCGCCAACACTCCACTGTGAGATGGTTGATGAGATGGATAATAAATACCTGTGTGTAACAATCTTCTGTTAGGTTTGTGAAAAGACATGTCATTGTCTGTGCTGTACTTAAAGGTTAAGTGTTGAGCAACAGATGTACTGAAATCAACAGGTGTTGATTGTGCCTTCTGAAGAGCAGACATTCTTGAGTATCCACTATCGTCACCAATACCTTTCATCTGCTGTTTTGCTGTAATGATCGCATCACTTATTCTTTGTTGCTCTTCAGATATCTTATCTGATTGAGCATCAACAGGATTACCATCCTCATCAGTAAAATCAGTAACCTCACCGAATGAAGAACTGTCTAGAGGATTTTTTTCTGAGGATCCAGAATTACCACTATCTTGTTTTTCTTCATCACTTTGATCACTGTCTCCACTATCTGAAGATGCTTGGGCATTACCTCCACTAGCTTGTTGTGGCATATAATAATCATCGCTATCTTCAGGTTTGTTGGATGCAAGAATAGAATAGATATGTTCAGCACTTTTGAAAGTACCATCATCATTTCTAAATCTTCCTTCATTATCAACTAAAGCATTCATCTTAGTAAAGATGTACTCTGCGGTGTAACCAAGATCGTTTTTACATTCTTCGATAAGGTCACTGTTGATAGCAAAGTCTGTAGCAATGTTCCATCCTTTAGGATCACGATCACCTCTTCTTGTATGGTGGCAATTAAGAACATGTTTCAATTCATGCATGGTAACAACATAGATAACTTTTCTTGCATAATCTAAGTCCTCCTTATCAAACAAGTCAGTTATCCATTTTTCAGAATAATAGATATATCTGCCATCTGTCGCCATCACACTTACTTCAGATTTTTTCTTAAAAGTAAGAGGTACTAGAACAGATGCATAACTTACATTGTTACTCAGTATATCTCGTCTCACTCTTAATAACTCTTTATCAATACTAACTACCATTAGCTTGTTCTCCATTTAATGTTGGAAACAATGCACTGACATTACTTGTTTGTTTAGCAACATCATCACGTTTCTCTTTGTTGTTTTTAAGATCATCCCAAGTAACACCATCAAGAGATTGACGAGTACGTTTTATTATCTCATCAAGTCTCTGATCATTGTCGAACAGTAATTTGTTTTTCTGTTCAGCAGATGCAAGAACTTTCTCTAAGTTATGAATGAAAGTTTTTTCAGATGGTGATCTACCTTTGCCTTCGAACTTAGGAAGACTATCAGTAAAGTGTTGGATAGAAGTCCTGAGAGTATCAACACATTCTTTTAGCACTTGGTTTTTCCAAATAGCTACACTATCAGAAACCTTGTTGTCATTGTGTTTGAATACTTGCTCAAGTGTTGCTTGTTTTCTACCATACTTAACTTCTTTATCAAATACAGTACCACTTAAACTGACGTTATCATCGAATGCTCTTTGGTCTGCATTCTCATAGTGATAACAAGTAAACTTACCTCTGATTGTTTCTTTCAATCTTTTGAACTTACCACCAAACTTTTTCTGAAATTCAGATAGAGATTTGATTGGATCATTACCACCTCTGTAAAGAGGGAAGTCAATAGTCTCACCTAACTTGGCATGGTTTGGTACATCGACATCACCTCCTTCTGTGCAAACATAAACAGGTTTACCGCTCCATGGTGAAAGAACATCTTGTTCTCTGTCCATCAAGTCTTCAACACTTGGGTAAAGTGTAGGATCAAATGCTGATCCTAAATCTTTCTTAGCTTGAAGTATTAATTCTTCATACTCGTCTGCAAATTGTTTTACCTTCTTGTTGAATGATGCCTCGATGCCATCCCATTCTCTTTGCACTTCTTCAGCATGATCATTAAGAACTAATAACTCACCATTGCCTAACGGCACTGTCCATTCTTGAATATTGATCCTGAATAATCTGAACTCATTGTTGATCTCATCAAGTAATGGCGAGTCAATTAAAGTCTTGTGAAGATCGATCATATCAGGGTTGATATAATCATTTGTATCTGACTTTGAATTATAGTCTTCAACAATTCTTCTCAAGTCTTTATCTAACTTTTTGAATGATGGTTGCTTTTTAGTAAACTTATCTTTGTAACCAATACTACTTAAACTACTTTCAATATTTAAAATATTATTCATAATTGCTCCTCCTTAAAGAACATTGTCGTTAACGATTTTTGTATATGCTTTTGTATGAGTAAGATCAGGATTTTGTTGAACCATAATCTTAGATGCGAACACCACATACTCAGGCACTTCAAATCTTGATAGATACTTAACTGCGTTATCAAAGTGACTTGCATCCTTGCCAACTAATCTGATCAATAAACTTGTTACAGCATATCTAACGTCACTCTGATGTGCCTCAATAAATGGTGCATTGTCAGGATCACTAAGTATCAGATTGTGATCAGGTGCATTCTTGATAAGATTTCTGAAAGACATAAACTCTTCAGCAAATATCTTACCAACAGTCTCCATGCATTTCCTTCTCATGTCGGCATCATCCATTTTCTGTATGAAGTCCAACTTGTAGAGGTTAGACCATTTGGTAACAGTACGAGGTGAACATGATTTCACACCAACAGGTGTAGCATCAAAAGTATCCAATACATTTGGCATCAACTGAACTAAAGATATGATGTCAGAATGAACACCTTGAGGTATCGCAAAGTCATTGATCCAAGATGCATGATCAACTTCTAGATCGTACATGCTTGATATCCTATCTTCCAATGGTGATATCATCGCTCTTGATGATGCTCTATCCTTAGTACGATTAGTAGCTAATCCAACTAACCATTCCTTAGGGAATACATAACCATTAAAATATCGAGCCTCAATAATTTGTGTAATGAACTTCTGTGCATCATCACCACCTTGACCAACTTCATCAAAGAATAGAATTCCTGATCCATCACCTATGGGTAGTAATAATGAAAAGGCAAACTCCACCACCTTCTGCATCTCTTCTTTTGAGATGTTTACTTTTTCGATATCAGGCAATCCCATGTCCATTGCAGATAGTGTTGATGCTGTGATTATCTGATAACCGAACTCACCTTTCTTAGGGTTAGAACATTTACCGATAAACTTCAGACCTTTCTTTTCTGCGATAGCCTTTGCGATGGTCTCATATGCATATGTTTTACCACATCCTCTACCACCTCTCAGACAAGGAACATAATCATAATTTCCTTTATCGATTTCTTCACTCCAAATAGCTATGATCTCTTCACTCGCCTTGGATACACTTGTTGTAATAATATAATCTTCCATAATTTTTACTCACTATTAGTTATTGAAGTCATGACCACACCATGTGATCACATACCTAGACAATCAGCAGAACACAGGGAAAAATCAATTTCCCTGTGAGGATCCAGAATTTTAAAATTCTCCTTTTTGTGCTGTTCTAACTTTAATTACTAAGTCTATAAAATTCTCAAACTCTTCAAACTCGACATCACCTTCTACAGGTGGCATCTCCTTGATGAGATATTGAATTAATTTTAATTCAGTCTCAGAAATTTTAAGTGTTATTTGATCATTTGTGTGAGATTGCGATCTCATTGCTGTTGGAATATTATTCATGTTAAAAGTCTCCTCTAACTTTTTTGATTGAGTGTTCATTAATTCTTCATATACTTCTTTTGTAATGTTATTGACCATTAGCTAACCCTCACTTCGCCTGTTCTCACAAAATGTTGTAGTGAGTATTTGTGGTTGAACATAATTGATCTTGGAATAGCATTAGTCTTGCATGTATTCATGATCATTGATGCAAGCATCACAATCTTTTTATAATTCTGATCTTTTTCTTTTTCAGAATACAATCTGTCTTGAACATCAATTAGATTTTCATACGCATTTATTAGTTTTTTATTTATCATTTTTTTACTCATTTTTATTGACCACTATCAGGTGATCAGAACTGTAGGTCTGAACATCAGCACCTATACAAATTGAAAAGATAAAGAGGAAGACAATCGAATGACTATCTTCCTCTCTAACATAATTGTTTCGCCTTCATTTATTTTTATCCATGGTGCGAAGGCATATCTCCGAAGAGATATCCGAGCAATGCTCGGTCATCAGTAGGCAACACCATGCGATGTCCTGTGCATCTTAACTCGGTCTTTAAACCTTCGCCTCCATAACACTCAGACATTGGGGATCAATTAGTCTCTTTCGAGAACCCAAGAACAATTACCTACTACTTTCTGTCACGCCTTCGCATCCTGTCTCTAATGACGATACGACATACTATTCAGACCTTGCTCCAAACCTCTGCATCGCTGTTTCTCCTGATGACTAACTATGTCTCTAAGATCAATGAAAGGATTTGCTCAGTGATCTTCATGTGGTGGTAAATACTTACCTCTAAAATTCTCCTCCGAAATACTCCTATTTTATAGCACAGGTAGTATACGATTACAATACATCAATGTATTATTTTTATAATTAATTATTCCTTGAGGATTATATCTCGATAATTATTACTCAGCATTAACTTTGAACATGTACTCTTGCATACTCTGAGCCTGATCCATTATTATTCTGAACATGAGCGATGATACAAAAGATAAATTTACAGTAATAGAAGGCGGAAGGAAAAAGGGATCAAAGAAAAAATCCCTGACACCAAAACAAATAAAATTCGCAGAGGCACTTGGGCATGGCATCGATGGTGAGCCTTGCAGTATTAGTGATGCTTATAGGTATGCTTATGACACCAAGAACATGTCGGATGCAGTGATAAGGAATGAGGCATCGAAATTATCACAGCACCATGATGTTACAATTATGGTGGATAAGATAATTGCAGATCGGAACAAGAAAAAATTTGTTAAAGAGGTCTCGACAAAAGAGAGAATTGAAAATGAGTTATGGAAGATTGTGGATGAGGAAGACAACAACACACACAGACTGAGAGCCTTAGAGATGATGGGTAAGAGCATTGCTATGTTCTCTGAGGTCACTATCAACAAAGAGGATCAAAGATCATTAGAGGACATAGAGAAAGAACTCAGAGATAGGTTAGATAGCATTAGTGATCAGAGTAAATCCTAATATAACCATCACCATCAGTGACTATCTTCAAAATATACAGGATCAGAAAAAGACCTAATTAAGGTTATCGGTAAATACTTACTCCAATACCCCACCACACCTGTGAGATTTTACAAAAATGACTAGCACACCACAACTAATTTGCTCAAACAATCAGGTTATTTTCAAAATGTTACTGTTATGTTACTGTTAAGACCATTAGTATTATTAATACAACACCTAAACCTATACCAATTCCAATATTTTCTTGTTTAATTGGTTCTACTTCTTGTTTTTTCTTCTTAGTTGCTGTTTTTTTCTTAATTTTCGTAGTATTTTTTGCCATTTTTTTCTCCACTAACTGTTTTTAGGGATGGTTACCCCTTTTTTTTACAAAAAACCACAAGGAATCCTATGCATCAAAAATTTTTTTTGCATTTTTCTGTTTTTGTTTTTTTAAATCCCCTGTAGTATCTATCTAATACTAGTATCTATCTAGTATAGTAAGTATATAGGTAGTATCTACCTATGTTCTTACTAAAGAATATACTCTTGCTTTATTTTTGGCAAGTAAATTCGTTAAGTAAGGGAATTATAAGCTATTTTAATGTAAGACTTGTGTTTTTTACTTGACGAGGAAGTCCTTTGTATCCTCCCTTACTTAGGACTTCCAAATATTTTGTTTTTATGTATAATGTTTGCAGGGAGAAAAGAAACTATGAAAGAAAATGATAATTGCCCAACAGTAAAATCAGAAGATTGTACAATATCTTTTAATGATGAGTATGTACTAATATCTCACAAAAAAAAATTTTTTAAAAAGTACCTCACAATGGAGGAACATGAAAAACTTTTTAAAAACATATCTAAAAGTTATTGGGATAAAAGATATCGAGAAGATCAAATTAATTTACTAGAGGATGCTATAGAAGTACAAAAGAAATCAGAAAAAGTTTTAGTAGATGCAGAAGAACTTTCTTCTGATATTGGTTTAATGATAGACAAATTTTAATGACACTAACTTACTTTGATATTTTTGGTATTGCGGCTCTCATGGTATTGCTGTTAAACTTTTGGTTGAAAAAGTAATATGTCAAAAAAATATATCCATGTGAATATGCACAAGATTAGAGCTAATAAAAAACACGGAACAAATGAGCCTGTGCTTACTGTTAAACAAGGTAAAAAAAATACTTATGGACATAGTGTAGAAATATTAGGTAATAGTAGAGTAATGTATGGTGGTAACGATAAACCTTTACTTCCATGTGGAGCACGAGTAGTAATTGAAACAGAATCAGAGGTAGTGATAGATGGAAAACATTATTAATGCTATAAGAAGTATTATATCACCTGAACAAAGTTGGTCAGCTTTTGTAATGAAAATTACGAGCCTTCTTATTGTTTCTGTTATTGCTTACATTGGTTTCCAACAATATACAAATCTGAATGTAGAAGAAGATACTGAAATACCAATAGTAGAGGTATTTGAAAATGATCCTGAAAAAGTAATCAAAGTAGAAGATTTAATTACTAGACTTCTTAGGTCTGACAGAAGTATCGAATCAATATGGTTGTATGATTGGGTAGATGCTAGAAATGTAGTTCCCTTAATTACTGAACCTAGAAATTCTGCTGATCTATTACCAACAGGTTATTGGATGGAAGGTGATGAATATGTTATTGGAAACTTTGTTTTAAGCCAATGCACTTCTCTTGAAAGAAATGTTCCTAATATAGCTTGTCCTATAATGAGCTCAGAAGACGCATGGGGTGTATTGTTAGTAACTTATCAAGATGGTGTAGAGCCTAATATGAAGACAACAAAAGCAACGGCAATGAAAATTTCCGAAATATTGTACTTGATAGACAGATAAACATAAAACAGGAATTTAAATGGCTAGAAATTATAAAAGAGAGTACGCCAATTATCAAAGTAAACCAAATCAGAAGAAAAGAAGAGCCTCTAGAAATACTGCTAGAAACAGAGCTTTAGCAAAAGGTACAGTCAGAAAAGGTGATTCAAAAGATATTCATCATAAAGATGGTAATCCTAGAAATAATTCTAAAAGAAATTTAGTTGCAAAGTCTAGAAGTGCTAACAGATCTTTTGCTAGAAATAAAAAAGCAGGAAAAAGATGAGCCTTAATATCAATCCCTCTTCTATTTTAAAAAATTTATCTAGTTATTCACCTGAACAAAAAAAAGATTTGTTAAAGTTACTTGATGAATATGACAAAGCTAAAAGAAGAGATAATGCTAAATTAGATTTTTTAGACTTTGTTAAAGAAGTCTGGCCAGCGTTTATTAACGGAGAGCATCACAGAATAATGGCAGATGCTTTCAAAGAAGTTATTGATGGCAAACTAAAAAGGCTAATAATAAACATGCCTCCTAGACATACAAAATCTGAGTTTGCTAGTTATCTTTTACCTGCTTGGTTCTTAGGAAATTTTCCTGATAAGAAAGTTATTCAAACAGCACACACAGCAGAACTTGCTGTAGGTTTTGGTCGTAAGGTAAGAAACTTAGTTGGAGATAAAGACTTTCAAGATATATTTGGTGAAGTAAAGTTACAAGCAGACAGTAAGGCTGCAGGTAGATGGAATACAAATAAAAAAGGTGAATACTTTGCGATTGGTGTTGGTGGTGCTGTTACAGGTAAAGGTGCTGATCTTTTAATTATTGATGATCCTCATTCCGAACAAGAAGGTGCTTCCGCAGATGCTGATGTCTTTAATAAAACATATGAATGGTATACCTCAGGTCCTAGACAAAGATTACAACCTGGTGGAGCTATAGTTATTGTTATGACACGATGGCATAATAGAGATTTAACAGGACAAATTATTGACTCAA